CGCGCGCAGGGCTTCACGGTGCAGGACACCGGCGGCGCCTCGATCAGCCTCGCGGGCAAGTCGGGGGCGAAGTCGACGCGCTTCCCCGCGTCCCAGATCCAGATCGCGGCCATCGCGACGGGGAACATCGCGGTCGCGGGCACGGCCACGCTCACGGCGGGCACGCGGACGCTCGATAGCAACGCCTTCGCCGCGCTCGTGGGCTCCTGCGGCGCCGTCCCGGCGAACTTCCCCGTGAACGGCATCGCCGACCTCTACCTCGCCGCCCCTGGTGATGAGCCCCAGGAGTTCCAGCAGAACGAGGGCTTCGTCATCCGCGCCACCGTGCCCGCGACGGGGACGTGGAAGTTCGCGGTCGTCGTCGACTACGACGAAGTGGACCCGGCTCGATACTTCTGATGCTGCTCGACTACCGCTACCTGTGGGAGGTGGGCCCCCCTGCCGACGTCGACGCGGGCGGCGTCCTCGTTCCACAGGAGCTGCGGATCGCGCGCGTGCTGGATACCCGCCGTGCCCTGGTCCCATTCGAGTCGAGGGTCGCCACGGTGGAGGCGAGCTGATGGCGCGCGCCTGCCCGCAACCCTCGTGCCCGAACGTCCAACCGTGCCCAGCGCACGCCCGCAGGCCCTGGACGCACGCCGTCGAGGATCGCCACGCTCGGGGCTACGACGCGGAGTACATGCGGAACAGGGCCATCGTCCTCCGCGAGGAGTCGGACTGCTGGCTCTGCGATGGGCCAGGGCTGGGCAACGACACGGCCGATCACGTCGTGCCCCTCGCTCAAGGTGGAGGGAGCGAGCGAGCCAACCTCAGGCGCGCGCACAAGCGATGCAACGAGGCGCGAGGTCGATCCATGCGACGGGGGGGGGCCGAATCTCTACAAGCTCCAAACGCAGGACCGCGCGTTACCTCAGGTTTTCCGACGTACGGACTGCCCAAATGACCCCCCGACGCCCGGGAGTACATCCCGAATCGTGCCGCTGCGGGGCCCGGCTGCCCCTCCCGGGCCCCCGCGGCCACAATCCGCGGCGCTGGTGCTCCGAGGCCTGCCGAGTGAAGCATCACGCGCTCGCGAACCCGCGCCCGCGCGGCGGAGCGGGGCATCGGACCTTCGCCTGCCTCGAGTGCGGAGCGCCAGGCGAGCAGGATCATCGCGGGGGGCGGCTGCGCCTCTTCTGCCGCCGAGCTTGCGCGGCCCGGGCGGCGAGCCGATGCCGCGAGAACCGCCTTCGAGCGGGGCGGGCCGGGGAGCGCGTTCGGCGGCAGGTCGTCGCGGAGCGGGACGCCTGGGTCTGCTGGCTCTGCGACGCGCCAGTCGATCCGGCGCTGCGCCACCCGAACCCGCTGAGCGCCTCGCTCGACCACGTCCAGCCACTGAGCCGGGGCGGCACGGACACCTACGAGAACACGCGCCTCGCGCACCTGACGTGCAACATCCGGAGAGGCCTGAAGGTGGTCGCCTGATGCCGCCCGGTCGCCCGCCGAAGGATCCCGAGCTCCGGCAGCGTCGGAACAAGACGCCCGGAGCCGCCGCGCTCGAGGACAACCGCCAGAAGGTGCGCGTCCCGCCGCTGCCGCGCCGCCGCGGCCCGGACGGGGCGCCGCTCGCGAAGACGGACCCGGCCGACTGGCATCCCCTGACCCGGGCCTGGTGGCGGGACGTCTGGCGGTCGCCGATGGCCGCCCGGTTCGTGAAGGCCGACACTCACGGGCTGTTCACCCTGGCCGCCCTGGTCGACCTGTTCCAGCGGACGCCGTCGCCGCAGCTCGCCTCCGAGATCCGGCAGCAGCGGGCGTGCTTCGGCCTGACGCCGATCGATCGCTGGCGCCTCCAGTGGGAGGTCGTCGGGGACGCCGTGCCCGTGAAGAAGCCGACGGCCGCGCCTCCGCCGGCGGCACCGACCCCGAGCGCGCCCGGCGAGGACCCGCGCGCCATCCTGCGGATGGTCAAGTGATCCTCTGCGTCCCGCCCCTCGAGGGCGCCCAGTGGCCGACGCTCGGCCCGCAGGTCGCGGCCTTCATCGAGGCGCACCTCGTTCACGGGCCGGGCGACCTGCGCGGCAAGCCGGCGCGGCTCGACCCGGAGAAGCGGGCGAAGCTCTACAGCTACTACGAGGTCTATCCGCAGGGGCACGAGTTCGCCGGCCGCCGCCGGTTCAAGCGCTGCGGCGACTCGGCGCGGAAGGGGACGGCGAAGACGGAGTTCGCGGCATGGATCGCGGCCGTCGAGCTTCATCACGCCGGGCCCGTCCGCTGCGTCGGCTGGGACGCGGCCGGGAACCCGATCGGCGGGCCCGTCACCGACCCCTATATCCCGATGGTCGCGTATACCGAGGAGCAGTCGGAGGACCTGGCCTACGGCGCGCTGAAGGTGATCCTCGAGCAGTCGACGATCGCGAACGACTTCGACATCGGCGAGGAGCGGATCATGCGCGTCCGCGGGGACGGGAAGGCCGTCCCGCTGGCCAGCGCGCCCTCGGCGCGTGACGGCGCGCGTACCACCTTTCAGCACTTCGACGAGACGCACCGCTTCGTCCTCGACCGGCTGCGCAAGGCGCACCAGACGATGCTCGCGAACATCCCGAAGCGGAAGATCGCGGACGCCTGGAGCTTCGAGACGACGACGGCCTTCGCGCCCGGCGAGCGATCGGTCGCCGAGTCGACGATGCAATATGCGAAGGACGTCGCCGACGGCCGCGTGAAGGACTCGAAGCTCTTCTTCTTCCACCGCCAGGCGAGCGACTCGCACGATCTCACGACGCCGGCGGGGATCCGCGCGGCCGTCCTCGAGGCCTCCGGCCCGGCGGCGGAGTGGTCGGACATCGAGGGCATCGTCGGCCAGTGGCAGGACCCCGAGGCCGACTTCTCCTACCTCGAGCGCGTCTGGCTGAACCGCCCGGTCAAGGCGGCCGACAAGGCCTTCAACGTCGAGACGTGGAAGACGCTGGCGCGGCCGGACTACCGGATCCCCGCGGGCGCCCTGGTCGCCCTCGGCTTCGACGGATCGAAGCGCGAAGACGCGACGGCGATCGTCGCGACCGAGATCGAGACGGGCTTCCAGGAGCTCGTCGCGAAGTGGGAGCGGCCCGTCAACGCCCTGCCGTCGTGGGAGGTCCCGCAGGACGAGGTCGAGGCGGCGATGGCCCAGGCCTTCGAGCACTGGGAAGTCTGGAAGCTCTACGCCGACCCGCCCTACTGGGAGACGACCGTCGCGAAGTGGACGGGCCTATACGGCGATCAGCGCGTCGTCTCGTGGCTCACGCGCCTCTGGCGGAAGACGGCCGACGCCGTGCGCGGGTTCGTCAACGCGATGACGGATGGAGAGCTCACGCACGACGGCAACGAGGCCTACCGCCGCCACGTCGGGAACACCTTCAAGCGGTCGCTCCCGATGCGGGACGAAGACGGCCGGCCGGTCTGGATCATCCAGAAGGAGCGGTCGGACTCGCCGAACAAGATCGATATCGCGATGGCGGGCGTCCTCTCCTGGCAGGCGCGGCGCGACGCGCTGACGGACGGGGCCACGACCGGCGAGTCGATCCTCGAAACGCGCGGGATGCGGATCCTCGGCGAGGCCTCCCCGTGAAGTTCCTGCCCGACGTGTTCGGCATCGGCGGCTTCCTCGCCCTCTGCGCGGGCGTCTATCTCGTCGGAGGCGCCGGCTGGGCCCTGATCGTTCTGGGCGGGCCGCTCACGGCGCTCTACCTGGTGCGCGAACTGCGCGCGCCGCGGAGGTCCTAATGCCGATGCTGGCGCGGCTCATGGCGGACTGGGGCGGCCCGCTCGACGACCGCTGGTGGAAGGGCGGAAACGTCGTCTATCTCGGCGACCAGTCGATCGCCGGGCCCGGGGCGGAGCTGAAGGTCCCGACCGTCTGGCGCGCCGTCAACGTCCTGGCCGGCGCGATCGCGTCGCTTCCGCTCGACGTCTTCCGTCACGTCGACCAGGCGAAGCCCGAGCTCGGGAAGGTCGTCGCGGTGAACGAGCCGTGGCGCGCGACGCTCCGCCGGAAGCCGGTCCGCTACCAGACGAGCCACCGCTGGCGGATGCACATGGTCGGGCGGGTCCTGCTCTCGGGGAACTACTACGCGCTGAAGATGGCGGCGCCGGGAATGCCGGCCTCGTCATTCTTCCCGCTCGATCCGTCGCGGATGAAGATCACCGACGTCGGCCGCGACGGGAGCCTGACCTACCAGTACAAGACGGGCCAGGGCAAGACGGAGACCTACGGCCAGGACGAGATCTTCCACGTCCGCGGCTACTCGACGGATGGGATCTGCGGCGTCTCCGTGATCGACCTGATGCGCGACACGACGCAGCTCGCGCTCGCGAACCGCGTGCAGCGGTCGACCTTCGTCCGAAACGAAATGCGGCCGTCCGTCTCGATCGAACATCCGAAGGCGCTCGGCGACAAGGCCTGGGAGCGCCTGAAGGAGGGCTACGCGGCCGCGTTTGGCGGCCCGCGCAACGCCGGGAAGATCCTCGTCCTCGAGGAGGGCGCGAAGATCAACCCCTTCCAGATCACGAGCCGCGACGCCCAGTACATCGAGAGCGAGCACTTCCTGATCGAGGAGTTCCTCCGCTTCATCGGCGTCCCCGGCGTCCTCGTGGGCCATTCGGACAAGACGTCGACCTACGCGAGCGCGGAGCAGTTCTTCCAGAGCTTCGTCACGCACGGCGTCTTCCCGTGGACGAGCAACATCGAGGAGGAGCTGACCTGCTCGCTCTTCGAGGACGACGAGGACCTCTTCGCCGAGTTCAACCTGAACGCGCTCCTGCGGCCCGACTCGACGGCGCGCGCGCTGTTCTACAAGGTGATGGTCGAGCTCGGCGTGTACACGCGGAACGAGGTCCGGAACGCCGAGAACAAGAACCCACTCGACGGCCTCGACGAGCCTCTGACGCCGCTGAACATGGGCGGCGCCCCGCTGCAGGTCGCGCCCGAGCCAGCGCCGCCGGAGGGCACGAAGCCGCCGCCGGCGAAGGCGCCCCCCGCGCCGCCTCCGCCGCCCGGGAAGGCCTCGCGCCTGGCGGCCATCATCGCGGGCCGGCTCGTCCGGAAGGAGATCGCCGCCCTCCAGAGCCTCGCGAAGCGCTACGCGGCCGACGCTCCGGGCTGGGCCGAGCAGCTCCAGGCCTTCTATGCGCGGCATGAAGAGATGCTCGTCGCGGAACTGGAGCTCGACCCGCTGATGGCGGCGGCCTACGTGGCGCGGCAGAAGGCGGAGGCGGGCAGGAACCTCGCGGCGATCGAGGGCTGGGAATCCACGCGGCCGGCGGAGCTGGCGCTTATGGCGCTGGCGTAGAGGGGGAATCGATGCTGAACCTTCACCAGATCTTGAACCGGCCGTGGGCGGTGACGCCGGAGATCGCCGGCCACGTCCAGCGCGTCTACGAGGTCGACGGCTTCGCCGGCCTGCGCGCCCTGGCCGCCCTCCGCGACCTGCGCGGCTACCAGGACGATCGGCCGGAGGCGGCGGCGAAGACGACCGCGCGCCGCGGCGGGAACGTCGCCGTCCTCCCGATCTACGGGATGATGACGCACCGAGGCGGCATGGTGAACTGCGCCGACACGGCCTCGACGATGAAGCTCGCCGAGGAGATCGGCGCGCTTGCGTCGGATGCGAGCGTCGCGGCGATCGTGCTCGAGATCGACAGCGGCGGCGGCGAGGTGGACGGGACGCCCGAGCTCGCGGCGAAGATCCGCGAGGCCCGGATGGCGAAGCCGGTCGTCGCCCACGCGAACACGATCGCGGGCTCCGCGGCCTATTGGGCGTTCAGCCAGGCCGATGAGGGGATCATCACCCCGTCGGGGGCCGTCGGCTCCGTCGGCGTCTACTGGCTCCACGAGGACCAGAGCAAGGCGCTCGAGGGCCAGGGCCGGAAGGTCGAGCTCGTCTCCGCGGGCAAGTACAAGACGGAGGCGAGCCCGTTCTCGCCCTTGAGCGACGAGGCGCGCGCGGCGATGCAGGTCGAGGTCGACCGCCTCTACGGGATGTTCACGTCCGACGTCGCCAAGGGGCGGCGCGTGTCCGTCGAGGCCGTGCGCGGCGGGTTCGGCGAGGGCCGGATGGTGGGGGCGAAGGCGGCCGTCGCGCAGGGCATGGCCGACGCCGTGGGGACGCTCGACGAGGCGGTCGCGCGCGCGGCGCGCCTGGCAGTCGAGCGCCGCGGCGCCGGGCCGTCGGCGATGGCCGAGGGCGACGCGATCCGGCTCCGCCGCGCCCGCGGATGAAGCGCACGCGGGCGGCCCTCCGGCAGGCCTCGAAGTCGGACCTCGCCCGGACCAACAAGGCCCTCTACGGCGAGCGGTCCTGGCTGCTCGCGGCCTCGGCCCGGCGGTGGAAGCGGAAGCTCCGGCACGCCGTCGCGGTCGCCCTGATCCTGGGCTCCGCCGCCGGCTATTTCGCGGCGCGGGCACCCTGGGGCTTGACAGCCGAAACGATCGGGCGCATCTTCGGGCCGTAGACGTACCCGACCGCACGGCCCGTCGGCTCCTTCGAGCCCGACAAACCGGAAGCGGGCGGGCCAGGGAAGACCGGACGCCTCCTTCGAGCGCGCCTGACCCTGGGCCTCATGGGCTTTTTGTCCATGGGCGCTCAGAGCAGCGCGCTTCGCGCTTTCTAGCGCCCCACCTGAAGGAGACGCAGGAATGAGCGCTCGACTCAAGCAGCTCGCACTGAAGCGAGCGGACGTCATCAAGGCCGCGGACACGGCCCTCGACGCCGCGATGGCCGCCGCCGAGAAGGAAGCGCGCGGGCTGACCGCCGAGGAGAAGAAGGCGCAGGAAGCCTTCAACGCCCAGGTCGTCGACATCGACGACATGATCAAGCTCGAGGCCGCTCGCTCCGAGCGCGGCCGCGGCCCCTCGATTCCCGACGTTCCCGACGCGGGTCCCGTGGGCGGCAACCCGCCGGCCGAGAAGCCGAAGGGCGTCTTCGCGAGCCTGGGCCACATGATGCAGGCGGTCGCGAAGCAGGCGATCACCGGCAACAAGGACCAGCGCTTCCTGGCCACCGCCTCCGGCGCGAACGAGTCGGTCGACAACGAGGGCGCCTACCTGGTCCAGCAGGACTGGGGCGGGACGCTGCTCCAGGCGACCTACGACACCGGCGTCCTCGTCGGCCTGGTCCGTCGCCAGCCGATCAGCATGTCGGCGAACGGGATCAAGTTCAACCTGCTCGACGAGACGAGCCGCGCGAACGGATCCCGCTACGGCGGCATCCAGGCCTACTGGGCGGCGGAGGCCGACGCCTTCACGGCCTCGAAGCCGAAGTTCCGGCGGATGGAGCTCTACACGAAGAAGCTCCTGGGCTTCCTCTATGCCACCGACGAGCTGATCGAGGATGCGACCGCCCTCGAGGGCTTCGTCAATGAGTGGTTCCCGGCCGAGTTCGGGTTCAAGCTCGACGACGCGATCTTCCAGGGCCTCGGCGCAGGGCTCCCGCTCGGGATCCTGAACAGCCCGGCGAAGGTCACGGTCGCGAAGGAGACGGGCCAGGCCGCGGCCACGATCAACGCGACGAACCTCGAGAAGATGTACGCGCGCATGCCCGCCTCGAGCCTGGGCAACGCGAAGTGGTTCATCAACGTCGAGTGCTGGCCGCAGCTCTTCCAGCTCTCCCACGCGGTCGGCACCGGCGGCGTGCCGGTGTTCGTGCCCGCGGGCGGGATCTCGGGGACGCCCTTCGGGACCCTCTTCGGCCGTCCGATCCAGCCGATCGAGCAGGCCGCGGCGCTCGGCACGGAAGGCGACATCGTTCTCGCCGACCTGAACAAGTACATCCTCGCGGACAAGGGCTCGATCGAGACCGCGTCCTCGATCCACGTCAAGTTCACGACGGACGAGATGGCGTTCCGCTGGAGCCTCCGCGCGGACGGCCAGCCCATCCCGGCCGCGCCGCTCACCCCCTACAAGGGCAGCTCGACGCTCTCGCCCTTCGTCACGCTGGCCACGCGGTAAGGAGATCGAAATGCAATTCCTCCCCGAGGAGCTGCTCCCGGTCGGAAGCATCAACCCCGCGGCCGATGCCGCGGGCCGGACCGGGGGCTACGTGAACCTGAAGAACGCCCTGATGGCGTTCGTCGTGTTCTACATCAAGCAGGGCAACGCGGCGACGGTCGCCTGCGACGTCCTGCAGGCTACGAGCGTCGCCGGCGCCGGCGCGAAGGCGGTCCCCGTGGTCCCGATCTGGACCTCCCTGGACGCGGCGACGAGCCCGTTCAAGTACACGCGGCAGACGGACGCCGCGAGCTTCACGACCGACGCGGCCCTGAAGGACAAGATCGTGATCCTCCAGATCGACCCCGCGAAGCTGGACACCGCGAACCTGTTCAACGCGATCGCGGCCCGGACCGGCGCGAGCAACGCCGCGAACATCACCTCGGCACAGGTCCTCATCGTGCCGCGGTATCCGCAGAGCTCGGCGGTCGATCCGCTGGCGAGCTAAGGAGGGCTGATGCGTCCTCTTGTCGGGGCCGTCGATACGGACGCCTTCACCGCCGGAGGCTTCGGCCTCTGTACGGAACGGGCGGCCGCGAACCTGCCGCAGACCGCGAGCGCGCCGATCTTCAACATCCTCGGCGGGCGCGTCATGGCGCTGCTCATCCTGGGCGAGGTGACGACCGTCATCCAGGCGCAGGCCAACAACACGAAGTTGACGTCCGTTCCCACCGTCGGCTCCGCCGTCGACATCTGCGCGGTCGTCGACATCAACGCGCTGCAGGCGCGCGGCTTTCTCCTCGCTCCGAACGTGGCCGCGACCGCGCTCGGGAAGACGAACGCGGGCGCCGCTTTCGGCGCCTACGGCTTCACGATCATGCCCGTCGGGACGCTCAACCTGGACTGCGCGGCGAGCAACACGGGCCAGGTCAAGTGGCTGATGTATTGGTTCCCGGTCGATCCCGGGGCCGCCGTCACCGCGGCCTGATGACGCGACTACGGCGCGCGATCGCGGCGCTCGTCCTGGTGTCCACGTCCTGGGCACCGGCGGGCGCCGCCGTCGTGACGTACCCGGCCGGGTCGCGCGACTACGGATACGCGAACCTCGGGACCGCCCAGACGGGCAACGTCGACACGACGAACACCGTCGACCGCGGGACGCTCCGCCGCGCGGGCCTGCTCACGATCGTCTCGACGGTCGGCGGTGGCCCGACGGTGACGGTGAACATCCTCGGCTCGGCCGACGGTGTCACCTTCTACAACGTCCCCTACGCCCTCGTGGCGACGCCGGAGACGATCACAGTCGCCGCGATCACGATCACGACGGCCACGACGGGGCACTACGTTCTGCGCGGCGATCACCCCTGGCGCTTCCTGAAGCTGAACTACTCGGCGAATACGAACGTCACGCTGACCGCTGACGTCGCCCCGTGACGTGGGGACCATGAATGGCAGCGCTCGACATCATCACCCTGGCCGACTACCGGGCCTTCCGGCCCGTGACGCAGGGGACCGCGCGCGACGTGCCGTGGGCGCAGCTCATCACGTCGGCGTCGCGGATGATCGAGAACGAGCTCGGCCGGAGGGTCGTCTACCGCGCACCCGCTGAGGTCTCCGGGGCGGCGAACCTGCTCCCAGCGACCGCCTTTGCGAACGGGGCGATCGCCGGCATCGTCCAGCCCAGCAGCGGCGGCCGGACCCTGATCGTCACCTTCGCCGCCGGCCTGACCGCGGGCGTCCTCACCGTCACGGGGACCGTCGGCGGGGTCGCTGGCACCGCGAAGACGTTCGACGTGACCGACGGCCAGGTCCAGCACGGGCTCGACTTCTTCACCGCGATCTCGGCCGTTAGCGGCGCCGGCCTCGGCGGCTCGGGGACGGTCAAGATCGGGAGCTCGCTCGGCTACGTCGAATACCACACGATCCGCGACGGCCGCGAGGCCGTGCTACCGCTCGAGTGGCCGGTCGCGGCCGTCAACGAGCTGAACGAGGACATCTCCCGAACCTACGGGACGACGACGCGCCTCGTCTCGAATACCGACTACATCCTGACGACCGGCGGCATCGCCGAACCGTCGGTGATCACCCGGATCAACGGCGCGTTCCGGCGGTCCTGGTTCGGCGGCTGGCGGGCGATCAAGCTCGTCTACTCGGCGGGCTACACGATCGCGGGCGTCCCCGAGGAGATCCAGGACGTGTGCCGCCGCCTGGTGCAGCTCCTGGCCGACGAGGTCGCGAAGGGCCAGATCGAGGTCGCGACCTGGTCGAACGCCCTGGGCAGCGGAACGCGGATGGGGCCGGCAACGCTCACGCGCGCGATGCGCGAGCAGCTCTCGGCCTACCGCCGCTACCGGATGGGGTCGGACACGGGCGAGCGCGACTTCGACCTCGAGGCCGCCTGATGTACGCCTCCGGCGCCGGCGTGTTCACTCCCGAGGGCTTCGCTGGCGCGCTGACGGCGTTCGGGGCGTCGATCCGCCCGTCCGTCCTCCGGGCACTGAAGCGGACGGCCAAGATCCCGCGGGCGATCTACATCGCGAAGGCGCGGCGGCGGGGGGTCCTGCACACGATCTTCGGCCGGAGCTCGAAGGGCATGGGCGGATCGGTCAAGACGAAGGTCGTCGACAAGGGGTCCGTCTTCGTCCTGTCGATGGAGCTCCGCGGCCTGCCGGCGATGCAGGAGATCGGCGGCCACACGAAGCCGCCGCGGCAGGGCGCCATCTTCCCGAAGTTCAAGAAGGCGCTCGCGCTGAAGATGCCGGGCGGCGTCGTGGTCGCGAGCGCGAAGCACCGCGGCGCGAACATTCACCCGTTCCCGATGGCGACGGAGGCCCTGACGACGGCGGCCCCGAAGATCCAGGCCGCGATCGACAAGGCGATCGCCGAGTTCCGGTACGGCGGCACCGCGATCGCGACGTCTACGGCGGTGGCCTGATGGCCGAGCCCCTCGTCTACCAGGTCCTGCAGAAGGTCCAGGCGCTGCTGGTCGCCATCGTGGCGGACGGTGGCGCCGCCTACTGGTACACCCCGGCCGTCGTCCTGATCGTGCCTCCAGGGGAGCCGCCGTGGTCGGACGCGCGCCTCTGGGACGAGTCGGTGGCGGGGGCCATCTACGGCGTCTGCCGGACGTCGTCTATGCACAGCCGGCGGAACACGGGCGACAACACGAACGGCCCGCGCGATATGGCGACCCTGACGATCGAGGTCCTCGTCGCCCAGCGCTTCGTCGCCTCGAGCCCGACGGACACGCCGGACCTCGCTCTGATCACGGAACGGATGCTGCGCGACGTCCTGCGCAAGCTGGCCTTCGAGGGCCCCGGCCTCGGCGTGGCGATCGATGCCGACGACGTCCTGGCATCGGAGACGGCGCTCGTGATCAACGCGCCGCCCGGCTGGGCTGCAGGCGTCGCGCAGTTCCAGGTCGTCTACGACTACTTCTCGAGCGCGCCGTGAGGAGGCCTGTGTGGTCCATCTGAAGTTCGACGGGAAGGTCCGCGAATACAACCCGGGGACGGGCCTCGACTTCGTCCCGGGGGAGGCCGACTACCCGGACGAGAAGAAAGAAGCCCTCATGGCGACGGGCCGCTTCAAGCCCGCGCGCCCCGACAAGCCGGCGGCCGCGGCCGCCGAGAAGGAGTAACCGATGGCGAAGGGG